GAAACAACAACATAGGAAAATTCCCCCAAGCTACGCCTGGGTTAAAACCTGTGTTTCACGTAGCTTGGACGCCTCATTGAGACGCGGAGCGCTGCAACTCCAATTAAAGTGCCCACATGGGCGGTACACCCAAGAAAAAGAAAAGATTAAAATCTTGACCAATTGCCTCGTATACATGATCGAGGAGACCGAAATTCTGGGTGGGGGAAGTTCGGTTATATATAGACCCGGTCCACATAAATGCCGGGCGTGGAATCGTTGTTGGATATGTTAGGAATCTTTGATCGGAATAATAAGGAATTTCCACATCTAAAACATCTCCTGACATCTCATTCGAAATCACACACCCATTCCATCCGGACTGGAAATTGTACTGAAGTGGTACTGCAGATGTAATCGTGAACGAATCAGAACTTGCCTGCAACCTACCAACTGTTTTAGTGTATCGAACTCGTTTTTCAGTGAAATCATCCACAAATGGAAATAATTTAAAACGAATCGAACCACGCCATCCTGCATAAGCAGGGGTACAGTAACTCCGCAGATTTGTTCCAGCTGGATCGGTTGTAACCACTTGTTTGATCACATCGTAATTACCGCCAAGGATAGTATTTATGAAACCAACAAATTGGCGGTATTGATATCTTCGACAACAAGTTCGGAAATTCGTCACAACATCATTCGAAGTGAAAAGAGCTACCTCAGGGGGGTTTTCCCCCCCAAATGAACCTATAGAAACACCTTTCTCTGAGTTCAAATTGGTCGCATTGGTCTTGTCTGACTGTATTATCCCAGACTGAGGCCGCAAACCTGGCGAAACGACGGTGCGGCGGCAAATCGTCCGCCACCATCATGCCAAGTACCAAAGAGGAGCTACTCCTAGGAAGAAGAATAAATTAAAATCTTCTCCTATACTTTCACGTTCATCCATGACGAAGTTATAGGTCTGAAGAGTACCAGAACTATTCGTATTAGCGAGAACTGCTCTAACCAAGTCCGGAAGTCATCCCTCCATTATAGTTAAAGGCAAATCGCTGTATCGAATACCATGGTAATTCAAACTGCACCAGAGAATCCGCCTGAGTCGTGGCTATTGCTTCACCACTCCACGAATCATACAAAGGTAAACTTGTTTTAAGACCTGGAACTCCATTGTTACACGCCAATGTAGACACACTGTTCGAAGTTAAGTTAATTGCAGCTCTGCAAACTGTCAATGAAGTTTTAGCCGGATTGGCCAATGTGATTGGCACCAAACTCTTACGAATTGATCCTCTCCAACCAGCGTAACTCAAGCGAACGTATGCCATCATAGTAGTCAATGCAGTGTCACCAAACACGGTATCTCCACGCTTTGTAGGATAGGCCCAGCCATCGAAATAAGTGAATATGGTTGTGTTATTGGCGACAGAATTATCATTTGACAAACGTCGAATTAAACCATACCTTTTCATGCAATTTCGGAAAGACGACACCAATTCTCCACTAGCGAAACCAACAATTGCATCTGGCTGATCACCAGCTATAGTTCCCAGAGATTCGTCCTGTTCAGGCGCATTCAGCACGCTCGCTGAAGTTTCATCTGCTTGAATGACTCCTGATTGAGCACTCAAGGTTCCCCTTAGCACACCAGATTGTGGCTCAAAGGTTAACTTAGAAATATGCTCCCCATCTGGAGACCAATACTTCATATCATTAGAGTATGAGTGAACAATAAGCGAAACCGGGTTAGAGTCTGAGCCAGAAGAAACCAATTCGTTTAACACATACACTGTTAGTGTACCATTCTCAAACCCTTCACGCGTGATGTGATGGCCGCCAATGGTAAAATGAGGTGTCTCTCCAGCTCCCACTGGGTCAGTCAAGCCAAGACCAGGACGTCCATTCCCCCAACCGATCGTGATGGAAAAATCCTTTTCTTCAGAAATATCTACCACTTGGTTATAGGCAGTGTTCATCTCGGGATTAACCGAACTGACCTGGGGATCCCACATGACTAATAATCGGCCTTTGTGATACCCGCTGGCGGCTAATTGAAACCTATATGTCATAGAACCCCGCCAGTAAGAAAAGGGCTGGGCAGTGAACGCCGTCGGCGTAAAAGCATACCCTGTTCCAGAAGATGGAGGTTGAACATCAGTGTTGAACAATTGTGGTGTCACACCAATCGATATCAAGGGATAATGCTGTCCAAATGCTGCACCTGTATCATAACCCCAGGGAACAACCGTAACTAGGGAGGGTTTAGCATTTAGATAATTAAAATCCATTTCATCCTGAGAGCCCAGCCCAACTGTCCTTGGATCAACAGTGACCTCCTGCTTAGATGTTAAGGCTAATGTCATTGCTGTATCAACCGTGTCCGTGCCTGCCAAGTCACCCGTTTGCCAGATTCTTTTGGAATTGATAGAATCCAGTTGACGAGGACGGGAAAAACCAAATAAAGAGGCAATATTCCCAACAGTTGAGGCTGCCATTTGTGTGGCCATTGCATAAGGACCTATAATTGGTGCTTTTGACAATTTCCCAGCCATCGCTGCAACCGCATTGGCTGTTTTGGAAACTGGCTTCTTGTCATATTCGTCAATCTTACCGGATTGCGCTGTCAGCGCCACTGGATTCGATTGAGTAGGAACAGACAAGGTTACATCAGAAGCCCAAGCAAAGACAGTGACACGCAATGGTCTACTCTGGGCTTGTGCATGGTGTAAATCAACAATAGACTTGAACCACATACTGCCTAGATCATCTGGGTTAGTCAAAGGCAACGTCATCATATCGTATGGATAAAAGAAGGGTAAAACCAATTCTCCTCCTTGCGACGTAGTGGGGTCAATCCAAATGTGTGGTCGTTTACTGGCTGGTATCATGGATAACCAAGTATCTTGGGTTAAATGATGAGGCGAATTAGTGTATGGCATATACGACATCAACATCTTACCAAAGTAGAACTGATTCCCATTAATAACAACCTTCACATGCAAATTGCCTTTGAATAAATTGAAATTAGCAATCCTATTTGCCACCCGTGGATTCTGCATCCACAAAGTCCAAGGATGAATGACATCAGAATACGGGACGCCTACTTCCCATTGGAAGTCCTTAATTTGCACGGGTCGAGAAAAGAAATCGGCAAACGAGACAGAAGAATCATAAGTCGCCGTACGTGTAGCATCAGCACCATCCTCAACTTCACAAATGTATGAAGGATTTTGGTCTAAAAAGGTTGTGGTGGCCTCTTGCGCACGAGATTCTCCAAGATTCTCATGACAGAAAATTCCACTCTGTGGTGTAAGCGAGTCATCCGACTCTAACCGATTAAAACGTTCGGCTAACGCACAAGGCCTTGAAATTGACTGCGTGGTCAAGGCTTGCCACCATCTATAAACAATGTTAACTTTATATACAATACAAAGGGCAGCTAACCCACATGCAAGGAGACTATAAACATAAATCCTGCTTGTCTAAGACAGGAAGTTGGGCTTAAAGTAAACTCCACCCGCCCAAAGGTGGAGAGTGGTAATACCAGCTTAATCCAGCTGGCGCATGAGGAATTCCCGATCCTCAAAATCCATATCGCCATCATCATTCATGGCAAAAGATCGGGTATGCCCAGTTTCGAAGAGGTCAAGCTCCATGATCAAGTCCAATGAAAATGGGCCGTTGTTGGCTTCCAAATGGTCACCGAGATCGTCGATACGCATAGACGCTGATAACAAAAGAGTGTCTCCTCTGTAATTTTGATGTTCGATCATAGGACCATGAGTAAATGACTTGATTGTATGCAACACATCAAAACAAACGGGAAGATGTAAGTTGCGTAAAAGCAACCTCCGGCACAAATTGAAGGCACGTCCGTCTGATTCCTTCACCATCA